ACATCGAGATTGGTATTAAGCAATTGCGCTTGAACGAGAACGAGGTAGAAATACAGCGTTTAGAAAACATGGTGCATCGTGCTAACTAAACACGACAAAAACCGTATGCGTATCGCAATGGCCGAAAGCCAAGCCAGCGCAAACGCTAAATGGACACCCGAGCAACAAGATCGTGTTGATGCGGCGATACGCAAAATGGCACGTATGTTGCCACGGTTTACAGCAGATCAGGTTTGGTACGAGCTGGGTGCGTCATTCCCTGTTACTAAAGGCATGACCGCTCGACTACTTGTTGCCCAGCGTCAAGGCGTTATTAAAAACACGGGCGAGATTACCTATGCCGATCGTGGCGGCGAACACGATCACGCGCAACGCCTAACAATATGGCAATCGCTATGACGGGGTTTAATCTTGACAACTATGTTGACGTACCTACACGTCTAGGTATGGCATTAAAAAAATATCCTGATTTACGCATACAAGAAACACACCGCGAGATCATAGAAATGCCTGACAAATCATGCTTCATACGTTGCACCGTAACCGTGTGGCGTGACCAAGCAGATCCGATACCTGCAGTTGCGTCAGCGTGCGAGATATACCCCGGTCGTACGCCATACACAAAAATGAGTGAAAACGAGGTTGGGTTTACTAGCGCGTTGGGTCGTGCGCTCGGTTATATGGGGTTTGGTATCAGTAAGTCGATTGCGTCACGTAACGAGGTTGAGGCCGCGCAATCACGTCAACCAACTGGCAGGCTTGCCCCAGTTGTACCTATGCACGATGTCGAGGTGCCGTTTCCTGACGAGCCACAACGCGAGTATGCAACACCTAAACAAATGGGCATGATGCGGGCGCTGGCTAACGGGCAGGGGCTTAAAGGCGACGACCTAAAAACGTTTATTAGCGCCACGTTAAACCGTGAGGTGCATACGTCGGGCGAGTTGACCAAGCGCGATATCAGCAAGGTCATAGATGCGTTAAAAGCAAGCGAGCCAAAATGAGCGCAAAAAAAATATGGTTTTCAACTTGCAGGAATTGCAACAGTCAAATTAAAAATGCTGGGTCAGGTCGGCCGCGACGATTTTGCAACAAACGTTGTTATTTAGATTTATGCAAAAAAAATTACGTATCAAAAGGGCCGCGAACAGGTAGAACACCATTCAATTTAAGTACAACTGAAGCGCACAAATTAGTTAATGACGCAAAATTAAAATTTGGCAAATGCGCTCTACACCCGTTATATAACAACGGCGACGAATATGTTTGCACACCCGATCGGTTGCGCGCATTCTGTTGGGATCACATAGACCGCAAAACCAAAACGTCGACGATTGCCCGCATGATTGGCGGCAGCACTCGAGAAGAACTAATAAATGAAATGAAAAAGTGTTGGTTGGTTTGTGCAAATTGTCATCAAATAAAAACGTACGAAAATATGGAATACTTAAAAATTACGACTGCGTTACAAATGGAGATTGCAAAGCAATCAGAGCAATTGTCGTTATTTGATAAATAATTACGGGCATGGCCTACACCCCTTGCAAGGTGAAAGGTATAAAACACGGTGACGTGGGTAGATGACCACGTGGTAACACATGGTCAGGCAAATGGTTAAAGCAATGGGAGTGCTACGAGGCAAAAGCACGGGGGGCATAGCGCACTAGGCTCAATCACACAACAACACAAATTGACATAAACAAAACAAACCACAAACATAAAGTTGACAACATGGCCAGCGTTAACAAACTGAGAGCAAGCGCGACAGCGCGCGCTAGCGCATTATGAGCAGACCACGAGACGACTACGAGTACCAAAAAAATAGGGGCGTAGTATTACGCGAACAACCCGTTTGCACCGTTTGCAACCGCGCACCCAGCACCCAAGTTGATCACATAATTCCACTCGATGCCGGCGGCGGACACGAGATGTCAAACCTTCGCGGAATATGTTTCAAATGCAATAACACATTGGGCCACAGATACGTAACACAACGCAACGAAATGCGACGCACCGTAAGAGCCGAAGCCATGCGAGAAAACGGCATAAACGATTTAGAACCAAAACGTTTTTTTACACAAACGAAAACAATCCCCCCGACCCAACTCAGGATTATCTCAGATGACCTTAATCAGCCTGAACTGGCGGTAACTGGCCGTGATCAGCCTCGATTGGAGACTGTGTGGCCTGATGCGGCTGGGTCGTTTGGGGCTGAGGTGGGGGGCTGGGCTTTACAGCATTTGGGCTTGGAGTTAATGCCGTGGCAGCAGAGGGTTCTTGACGGTCAGCTTCTTTTTGATAGCGACGGGGATTTTTTGCATCGTATGTCTATGGTTTCTACGGCGCGTCAGAATGGCAAGACGGTTGCGTTGACGGCGTTGGTTGGTTGGTGGCTGACTGAGATGCCTAAACACCGGGGGTTACCGCAAACCGTGTTGAGTACCGCTCATCGTCTTGACTTGGCGGTCATGTTGTACGACAAGTTGGCTGACATTCTTGAGTTGCGGTTCGGTGCAAAACTAATGCGATCGTATGGCCGTAATCAGGTCACTATGCCTGACGGGTCTAAATGGTTTATTCGTGCGGCCAACTCAAGCGTCGGTCACGGTATGTCATGCGATCTGATTGTTGCCGACGAGATTTGGGATATTGGCTCGACAGTTATTGACGGCGGTTTACTACCAGCCCAGCGCGCCCGCCGATCACCATTGCTGAGCGCTTGGTCAACCGCTGGCACAGAGGCAAGTACCGCCATGCAGCGTTGGCGTGAACAGGGGTTGCGATCTATTGACCGTGGCGAGCCGTCATCGTTGTATTTTGCGGAGTGGTCGCCGCCGCCTGACATATCGCCTATGGATAGTCGCGCGTGGGGTTGGGCAAACCCAGCGCTAGGCAAAACTTTGACGCTAAAAACTATTGAGGCTGAGAGTGAGAACCCTGATCGTGCGTCGTTTTTGCGCGCGTCATGCAACCTTTGGGTTGCGTCTGACAAGTCGTGGATTGCACCGGGTTTGTGGCCTGAACTGGAGTACACCGAGCCGATGCCCGACGGCGGCACAGTCGCCATAGAAACCAGCCTGACCGACGACCGATATTTTGCAACCCGCGCAATCGTGCTTGACGATCGGCGCACCGTTGTCACCGTCGAGTTTGTTTGCGACACCTACGACGAAATGTTGCGACACGTCGAGCGCCTAGCAAAAAACACGGCAATCAAATTTGCTATCAGTCCGTCAATAGATATTCATTGGCCGTTAGCGCTTGAGCGTCGCAGGGCAGTTGTCGGTTATGGCGAGATACTTAAATTTACGCCGCGCATAAAGTCAATGATCCACGAAAAATTACTGTGGCACACAGGCGAAAATATGTTGGCTGAACACGTACAGCGCGCGGTCGCGGTCAGGTCACAAAATTCAATTGCTCTTAGCAGCCAGCGATCACCCGGCCCGATCGAATTGGCACGGTGTTTGGTTTGGTCAGCGGCGCTTGCGTCACGACCAACCGCGACAGGCAAACCGATGATCGTTGTTGCAGGTGGCTAGTATTTTGCTGGGCGGCCGTTAGGTTCTTACTTTCTCGGTTGACGCTTAGCGGTCGCCTATCAACACCCGTCAAATAAATTGGTGGCATACTTACAGCATGGCAATATTCTCACGATCGGTAAACAAGGCGGCGATATCGCCTGAGCCAACTAAAGCGGCGGCGGCTGGTAGTGCGTACATGGCGCAAAATACAAGCAACGTTGGCGCTTCAATGATTGGTACTTACTATTCGTACGTTGAAGGCGAAGCACGCAATCGTGCAATGAGCGTGCCGACAATTAGTCGAGCGCGTGATCTTATGGCCAGCGTTATTGGTTGCATGAACTTAAAAATGTATACCGAAATGTGGAACGGTCAAGAAATGGAAAAAATGCCTTTAGCGCCGCGCACTTGGTTGCGACGCATTGACCCAAGCGTGCCTAATTCATTTTTGCTTGCATGGTTATTTGACGATCTATTCCATTTTGGACGAGGCTTTTTATATGTGACAAGCAGGACGGCGGACAATTATCCTGCGTCGTTTACTCGACTGCCTGCAGCAATGGTGCAAACATTAGATCAGGCTGGCCCAGTTTGGTTTGCGCCGTCAAAACAAATCACATTTCAAGGCGGTCAATTAAACCCTGATGACGTAATCCAAT